CAAACGAGACGACCTTTGACACTCAAACGCTTTCCATTGAATCCATATGCAATCCGGCGATGGTTGCTCAAGATGGTTTTTTGTTTGAAAAGGGGGCTTTGAATACCCAGATAAACTTATTTTTTTTCAGCGGAAATCTATTTGTTTTTCGAACATATGGAATTAGCCCAAATGAGTTATATTTCACATCCACCGACGCTTTCACGGTCAACCAATGGCATCATGTTGTCGCTACGTTCAATGGAAATACGCAAACCATTTATGTTAATGGAAGGCAAATCGCTCAAGCCACTGGGTTAACTGGGACAATTACCTATGATAATGGAGGGCAATCTATTGGGAGGTATGGAGGACATACGGGAGGGGCGCATGGTTACTATTTCACAGGATCAATAGCGGTCACTCGATTTTATAACCGAGCGTTAACTCAGGCCGAAGTGAAACAGAATTTTAACGCCCAAAAAACAAGATTTGGTCTATAAACCAAGTTTTAAATATGTATAAATGATATGGCAGATATTCGAATAGTACCAGCAAACAGTATTTTGAGTTTTACAAGCTCACTTGGGTTCATTGAACGGATAACGCAAGGCGTGTCTGGCTCACTTACGTTGTACGGGTCGGGATCCACGGGAAGAACCGAATTACTTGCAATTGATGGAAACAATGGTAGATTGTTTACCGTGGCTGATGATTTGTCGGATTCCCTTTTCTCAGTTAATACCATTGCGGGATTGCCCGTCTTTGAGGTTTTCGCAACCAATAGTATCATTGCGGGAGAATTTGGACAATCTGATTGGGTTGTGTCGGGAAATCAAGTCGGAATCGGCACTTCCACTCCCGGAGCAAAGTTACACGTCCAAGGAAATATTTCCGCCTCAAGCATCACCGCTTCTTTTTATGGTACTGCCAGTAATGCTCGGAGTAGTTCCTATCCATGGAGTGGGAGTAATGAAATCTTCCGTGGCAATGGTCGCTTCGGTATTAATATGGACCCCACTGGTTTATTTAACGTTTCATTATCGGGGTCCTCCATGGTTGGTTATTATGACCTATCCCGCTGTCTTTTGATTACTCCGAGCGAAGTGTCTTTGAATTCTTGGGATGTGCCAGTTATTATTGGTGATGCCCAAGGGTCGGGCAATGCAACCATCTTCAAAGTTGATGATGTAAATCGTAAATTCACTTTCGAGGTTGGTAAAGTCGGCATTGGAGTTACAATTCCAACCAATTCACTGGACGTTGGAGGAAATATTTCCTGTTCCGTCATTACCGCATCATTGTTTTATGGAACGGCATCGTTTGCAACGTCCGCATCTTATGCGCTTTCTGCGTCTTATGCACGCTCTGGAAGTTGGACAGCAAAAGTCAGCGGATCGGTTACAGGTTCAGGCGCATTGCTGTATGGAAACATCAAAATGGTTTCCAGTTCGGCTCAAATTGGTTACTTTGGAACTGTTGCGGCGGGAACGGCACGAGTTGAAGTCGATGTGGGTTCATTGACTATTCGAGGCGAGGATGTCACCAATGCCGGAAACAGCGGCACGGCGGCTTATCACGGCGGAAACATTCTTTTGTTGGCTGGAACGGGCTCGGGGTTTGGGGCCGAGGACCGAAGTGGCGATGGAGGATTTATTACTCTTCGAGGGGGGGTTGGATATGATAATGACGGAGCACAACAACGAGGCGGAAATATTTATTTCATCGGAGGTCAAAGTCAGGGCGGTGGGGCGGCGTTGACAGGGTATATCGAAGTCACGGGGTCTCGCTTTACTTCTCAATGTGGACTCACGGGTTCTTTGAGAGGCACGGCTTCGATTGCTCAGGACTTGACTTCCAACCGAGTTTATACCACAATCACGTCGGGTTCGGATAATTGGATTACGTGTTCGTTTAATCGTTCGGAACAATATTTTGATTTAACGACAGGATTGAATTATACCATAACATGCAGTAATCCCCCTATCGCTAACCGATTAAGCGATACAAGAATTTTCTTTAACAACACTGCCGCCGCCACAAGTTCTTTGACGTTCGGTGCAGGATGGAAAAACCTTTCAGGAGGATGGCCCGTCTCCATTACCTCCAGTAAATCGTTCATGGTCGTATTGACAGCATATGGTCCGACCACCGTGGTTGGGTCATTCATTGCAGAGGTATAATTATGGCAGGCATAAGTGTATTTCAAGCGGGAGCAGTTACTCCAGTAGTTCAAGATTGGGTTGATCGTGTCAAACGCAATAACGGAGACACTGCTCCTTCATCCAGTACCGTAATAGCCGCCAATCATTTTCATAAAACCCTCATTGTTTACGATTTGGTTACTAAAATTCATTCTTGTAATTTTTTTGACTCATTGAACTTAAGCGCAAGTTGGACGCCGTTTCTCAACGGTACAACGGCATCGATTTGGTATGCTTCTCCGAATTGGAGTGCTTCTGATATTTCAATCAATGGACTTCAAGGTTCAAATACGGGTGCATCTGGAAATGCGCTGGGAAAGTATTTGGGAACGGGAATTATTCCCAGTCAGTTTTCATCAATGACTTCTTCTCATTTGGTAGTTTATTTTTCGGGGTCGGCAGAAAGTGATGGAAATATGGGGTGTTCAGATTCGGGAACATCTCAATTGCGTCTGTATGCCAATTATCCCGTTGCCGCCAATACCACGCAATCGCTTTTCTTTTCGGGAACAGGAACAAATACACTGGGAACATTGGTGCCACAAACTTTTAGTGGATATATTATGGGCACCCGAGGAAATATTGAGCCCGTAACAACAATGTCTATTTTTGCTGCAAGCTCAACGGTAACTCATAGTCGAATAGGAACGTCTACCATCACGGCGGGAACTACACCGACGACTCGAACTATGTTTGTGTTTACCACAAATGAATCAGGAAATGCTTCGACAAAAAACCGCCATTTGATGTCATTTGTCTCCTGTGGGCAAGCGATGAATTTTAGTCAATCTTTTTGGTACCATGAGGCGATTTTACAATTGAGAAAAGAAATGGGCGGGGGATATTATTAAGAAAGAAAAAAATTATGGCATATGATTCAAATGTAACAAGTAGTAATTTAACGATTGACGTTAAAAGAAGAACGTATCAAGTAACGTTCATGCGTCCTCAAACAACGGGCGGCGGATCGTTGTCGGGTGTCTCTTATGTCAAACAAGATGGCATTGATGCAACAGAAGGAAGTCCGACTTCGGGAAGCGTTTTGGCATCAACCAACTGGCTGGTTAGTTTAACCAAAGAACAAATACTCAAATTACCAAATGCGGGTAGTTTTTTGAATGGGTTGATTGCTGCTATTGATGACATGAAAACCGAGTTTGATGCGAGTGGGTCTGTTGCCACCGGTTCGGTGAGCCAGATTTTGTAAAAATGCTGATAACAAACGTGTAAAATCGATTTCTCGGCGCTATTTATTCTCACACAGGGAAGACCCCTCGTTATTTATGTCACAACAAATTAAGTTTACAGAACAAGAAATCGCAGAAATTCGGATGCTTCAAGGCAAGTTTCAGGAAAAACAATTCGAGTTTGGCCGCTTTCATTTGGAGCGAATGCATCTTTTGAAATTGGTTAAAGAACTTGAAGACCAAGAACGAAAGGCCGAGGAAGAGTTTGGGCAGATTCAAGGGATGGAAACGTCTCTTTTGGAACGGCTGACTCAGAAATACGGCGAAGGATCGCTGGATTTATCGAATGGTATGTTTATCCCTGCGGTACCGGTTACGCAAAAAGAAAATTCTGCCCAGTAAATATCTCACGTTTCCAGTTTTTGAAAGATATTTATATTGCAGAACGTAACCTGTAACCAATAAGGATAGAACATATGCCAATCACAGAAGGTGGAAGATTTTCTCCCGTAGATCGTATCGTGAGCCCCGGCGTGTTCACGAGAGAAAACGACCTCTCGGGACTCGCTCAAGGTGTCGCTGACATCGGAGCCGTAATAGTTGCCCCATTTCCCAAGGGACCGGGGTTTACCCCAACCATCGTGGAAAGCACAGGCGACCTTGAAGACCGCTTCGGTGTAGCCGATGGTGTGTACTATGGCCCATATACCGCCAAAGAATACCTCATTGAAAAGGGATTCGTCACGGTTTGCCGTGTTGGCGCATTGACGGGTTATCACCAGAAATTCCCAGTGGTGATTTATGCAACAAGGGGCAATTGGACTCGTGGTGCAGACGCAGGCTGGACCGCTCCAAGCTCTTCTTATGCGTTCATTACCGCCGATCTCCTATCCTCGGCATCATTTGTCTCATCGAGTATTGGTGCTACGTTGGGTGTGACGGGATCGTTGACCATTTCCAATGTTCCCATCGTCGTGTCGTTTGCTTCTGTTGGAGCAATCGGTAATCCGGTTGGCAGTCATACCTCTGGAAGTACTTATTACAGTGGAACGACACAAGATTTGGGCACCTTCACCGTAATTCTCCCATTTCAAGCAGTAGTGAATGGTTTGTATACTGGTTCCAACGCAGCTATTTTGGGATACATTACGGCTAGTGGGATTGCAACCAGTTTCGGAACAACCAACATTGTAACGACGGGTGCATCCACAACTTGGGTTGGCTCTGGTACAACTCCATTTGCTTCCACCAAGTTGCTCAACACCACAATGTCCGTTGGAACTCTTTGCGGAGTGGCTGGATATTATTTGGAAGGTTTGGTCTCGGGATCATTCGGTGCTTACACTGGCGGATTCGTATCTGATGGAACGGCTTCTTACGATCCATGTAGCTCAAGCTGGAATGAGGGCACCGCTGAATATAAGGTGTTGGCGGTTCTTGCCAATACGCAATGGGATCCAGTTGACTCGTCTCTTATTGCTCCCGGTTTCAGTGGTTCTACCCTGATTACTGGAAGTAACCCAAATACCTCGATTCCATTGGATTATACTCTCACGTTGAAGTCAACGGATAGTACGACTCCTTATGGAACTTACAACTTCTCTTTGAATCCTGCCTCTACGAAGTATATCACTTCGGTATTCGGTAAGGATCCAACGGCGGGCAATCGGGCAATTTATGCCGCTGGACAAAAAATCGAATCGGCCTACCTTTACAAGATTTTCGAAAACGAAATTGCTAAAGTAGTGTCGGAACCAAACAAATGGTTTATCTCCGGAAGTTTTCTTCCAGATACCACCTTTGAAGGTCAGCCAATGAACTTCACGGATGCGTATTCCTTGGATTTGAACAACGGCGATTCGCAATATGGTTTGATGAATGCTGCTACTCCATACGTGATTTCGCAAGAAATTTCTCCATGGAATGGTGGAACTCCAACTCGTTTCAACCTGTTCAGAGTCCTTACTCTGTCGGATGGAACGAACATGAACACGTCTTACAAGATTGAAATTTCCAACGTCAAGTTGGCGGGAACTGTCTCGGGAACCGATTGGGGTTCTTTCACTCTCTCCGTTCGTTCTTACAGCGACACGGACAAGAAGCCAAAGATCATCCAACAGTTTAACAACTTGTCACTCGACCCCGATTCTTCGAACTTTGTTGCTCGTCGAATTGGTGATCGCTACAACTACATTGATTTCAATGGTAAGATTCTGGAATTCGGAACTTACGACAATCAGAGCAAGTACATTCGTATTGAAATGAATGATGTTCCATGGCCCGTTTCGGCGGTGCCTTATGGATTCCGTGGATATACCACTCCGATCAATAGTTCGGCTGGGTACTGGACGCCAGCTATTCGCTACACGAAGGCATCGGTCTATGGACCAAACCCCGGTAAATACCCATCTGGTATTAACTTTGGTGATGCGCCAGCGGGTGCGGATACTGAGCTTGCAGCATTGTATCCAACGGCTTCCACGGGAATCGGTACTGCGGACGACAACAAGCAGTATTTCGCTCCATTGCCAGCCTTTGGTGCTTACAGTAGTGTTGGACGAAACACTATCTTCGCTTTGGATTCGGACATTCACGCTGGCGGTGTGGTATCAGGATCTACGATCTCTGGTTCTAACGCAGTGCCAGCGGTATATGACGCATCCATGGAAACTACTTACGTTAAAATGCGTAAATTCGTCTTCGGTTTCCAAGGTGGGTTCGATGGACAGTCTCCAGCGATTCCTATCAATGTTGGTGGAGATATCATCCCCGGCAACCAGCAAGGTCTGGATTGCACAAACATCAGTACCGCAGGTAGCATTGCTTACAAGCAATGTATCGCCGCTCTCGGAAATTCCGACGAATGGGATATCAACATGATTGTGACTCCCGGTATTATCTATGAGCATCACTCCTATGTGACCAACCTCGTAGTCGATATGTGCGAAGCTCGTGGTGATTGTTTCTACATCATTGACCTCTATGCAGATGATGGCAACCCAAGTGGTGGACAAATAGAGTCGGTCATCTCCTTGGCTTCGGAGTTTGACACGAGCTATGCGGGTGCTTACTACCCATGGGTGAAAATCAAAGACACTAACACGAACAAGATCATTACAGTTCCACCGTCTGTCGTCCTGCCCTCGGTTTATGCGGCAAACGATAAGGTGGCTGGTGAATGGTGGGCAGTTGCAGGTCTGAACCGTGGTGGAATTCCACAGGCTAAGATGGTAACTGATCGCACGACTCACACGGAACGTGACGACCTCTATGAAGGTAAGGTCAACCCAATCGCAGCGTTCCCCGGACAGGGCATCGTTGTGTGGGGTCAGAAGACCTTGCAAGTCAAGTCCTCGGCACTCGATAGAATTAACGTTCGTCGTCTGCTCATCGAAATCAAGAAATACTTCGCCTCAACCGCAAGATACTTGGTGTTCGAACAGAACACGGCGGCTACTCGTAACCGCTTCTTGGCAATCGTCAACCCATACCTCCAGAGCATTCAGCAACGTTCGGGTCTGTATGCCTTCGAAGTGGTCATGGACGAAACCAACAATACGCCTGACTTGATTGATCAGAACATCCTGTATGGTCAAATCTGGCTCAAGCCAACGAAGACCGCAGAATTCATCATCTTCGACTTCAATATCCTCCCAACTGGGGCGGCATTTGGATCAGGTGCCTAATAGATAAAAGAAAATTCACAGGGCTGGACGAGAGTCCAGCCCTTTTTTCTTATATTTATCTACATGCTCAAATTGTCACTTCTCTTAGAATCCAGCGATTGGTGGATGCACGACTATTATCGTGTCAAAGAGCAAATGCAAAACGAATGGGATCAGGGGCAAAAACATCAATCTTGGCGGTTAGTTCCCGCAAAACTTCTCAAACTTACGTGGCTTACATTTGTCAAATACGGTAGAGTCAATGAAAAGGCATTGGACAAGATTTGGGAGATTGTCGCCGAAAACGTAATCAAAATCACTATTAATAGCGATATGCGAGATGGGCGGGACGTAAGTATTTTTGGTAAAGAAGAGTATGACGAAGTGACGGAAGAGGAGTGGAAGCGATTCTTTAATTTCATTTCTGATCGAAGCGGACCAAAGAACTATGGGCGGGGCGGGGATATGGATGTTAAAGATGGGTTCGCAAGATATTCCGATGGCGCAAGTCGATTATTCAAGATGGCGGAAAAGGCAGAGGCGGCAAATACTCCAGAAGAAAAACTTTTAGCAATCGATCAGATTTTGAATTTTGTTCATGGGATTGGGGATATGGCTAAATGGTTCGTTGAAGGTGGCTGGCAGTCCCTTGAGGATTTGAGTAATGCCCCAGTGAAGGGAATCAACCTTCAAGGCAAACTCACCGAAGAAATTCCTCAAGTTATCAAAGAAGAATCGGTGGCAGGAAAAACTTTCATGGTGGTAGATGTTCAGCCAGAATATAAAAACGCCATGCCAACTTCCATGGTTCGGGAACTCATTCAATTTATTCATGAGAACTATGAGCAAACGAGACACCTTGTTTTTCTTTACAACGGGGCGGAAACTCTTGGAATGATTGATGAAACGTCCTACAAAATGTGGTGGATAGAAAATGGGCTTGATGAGAACATTGTCGATCAAGCGGACTTTTACGATAAAGGTTACGCTTTTTTCAGGTATTGCATGGATTCGGGAACGAGTGAGGAAGCCACCACAAACTTTGTTAGGTTCATGTATGAGAACGACATACGAGATTCTCGTGAGATGAATCGTGAAATGTGGGCGAAGTATCTGCGGGAATACCGCAGAACTGATCGGAAAGAAGTCATGGATTTACTTCGACATGCCTCCGATTGCGTTCATGTACCCGATTTAATGGACTACCTGAAACGCTATACCAACCTCGCTGTTTGCGGCGGTGGTGTCAACGAGTGTCTTAAAGAGGTAGAGATTGCGTTGCAAGCACTTCGGAAACCGTATGACGTGATATCCGAATTCACGTATTAACTTGACAGGAAGGCTCTTCTCTGCTATATTTATAGGTGATTTATGGACGAAAAATACATTGAAAATTTGGGCCAATCTTCGGAAGTTGATGAGGGTCTTTGGGATCGGTTGAAGTCTCGTGCTGCTGGATACGGCCAAGCCGTAAAAAACGTCGCCGCTAAAAACATTGGCACCACGGATACTCAAAACGCCCAATTTAGTTCTCTGTTCAAGACGTTTCTCAACCAAGCCACAAAAACCATTCTTGATTTTAACAAGGTAATCAAACCGTATCAAGATTCGGGTAAAGTAACTCCCGAACAAAAAGCACAAGCAGATAAAATCTCTGGATTGTATAAAGATGTTCTGTACATGTCGGCTCTCCCGATAAAAGAAGCCAACATGTTCACTCGTCCATTTTCTACTCTCGGAGCACAAGCATCGGGAAATATTGACAATATCATCAAAGCATATAAAAAGCTTCTGGAAGGATATTGGACAACGTTCTTGAAAGATGCGGGTAAACTGAACATTGTTCCCGACCAATATATCGGAAGAAAAGTGGCGGCTGTGTACCCCGAGGCAGCGAACTTCATTAAGAAATTTACCGATGCGATAAATGTCGCTCCTATCTCCACAAGTGCGACTCCATCGGGAACTCCTGCTCCAACACCAGCACCCGCTCCGGCTGCGCCTACGCCTCCACCCGTGCCTTCTGCTGCTGCCGCCCCTGCTCCCGCTCCTGCGCCTGCTTCTGCTGCGCCTACGCCTGCCCCAGCCCCAGCAACGCCCGCTCCTGTGGTCGCACCGCCTGTAGCGTCAGCACCAGCAGCGTCTCCCACTCCAACACCAGCGACGGCTACTTCCCCTGCTGCTCCTGTGTCGCCAGCAACATCTACTCCTAAATCCGACCAAATGAACGCTCAATTAGCGCAGATGGCTATCAAACAAATAATGAGCGTTCTCATAAACAACACAGAGAAATTTGTCGATAAGATTGGAGGATACACAACACGAGATGCCTCAAAAGCAATGGCAGTATTTCCGCCAACTCCCCCAGTTTCGGTTAAAATTCCCAACGGAAAGGTTATATGGGTTTTACGTTATCTCAACTCTAAAGAAGTATTAAGACATCAGATTCAGGTTTTAGCCGAAGCACAGACAGCAGATAATACTGGAAAGATGTCAGTACAGAAAAATGATCGATGGGAAAATTTCATAAGATTCTCCCCAACCGATGTACTGGAAAACGATGGAACTCCCAAGGCAAGTGTTAACACATTAGCCCTTATTAAACGCACAAACCCAACACTCGGGCAAACTATTGAAAACGGTTTAAAAGCATTGGGAACGAATTTTTCCGCAGATATTGATACCGACTTACCGAAAGCATTGGCGGAAATTGTTTATGCGTCAGTACCGAGTCCTGAACGAGATAAACGCAATCAAGAGAAGGCAATTGAGATACAACCCGATCAGCAAAGACCCGGAGCCGCAGCCGCCGCAGCGGGGTTGATGGATCCACAGGGTCCTCCTAAAAAAGGAACCGATGTTAAAATAAATCCGAATCCTGATGAGCGTGGTCAATCTGTTCAACCTCCAAAGGACAAAACCCCTACCGCAACATCACCGAAAACATCACCAGAATCTCCAGCAAAACAAGGGGAACCCGTTGATGCTAAGAAGCCAGCAGAGATTCCAACATCACCAGAAAAACCAGAATCAAGCAAGTTGAAAGATCTTGTTCCAAAGACAGGGACTCCAGCCAAAGCCAAGCCCGTCAAAACGCCGAAATCGGGCATCAACGTTGATGGAGAAGGGAATCTAACTTTTCCCGGTTCCAACAAACCAGAATCGCCTTTGGCGGTTTTGAAAGCATCCTTGAAAAAGGAGAAAGTCACTAAGAGAGACATTGATGATTTTGTTCAGGAATTGAGAATGTTTAATGCCACCACCGACCAGATTAAACGGGTGATGCAACGGCTGCTCAAAGACATTGGAGAGGAAAAGAAAAATGCGGCTACATCAACTCCACGGGCTGCGGAAAAAACGGCAGCACGAGCAACAAAGAAAGCAGCGGTAGCTCCAACAGCGACACCAGCTAAAAAACCTACGGTTGCACCAGTTGCTCCAAAGGCGTCCCCTGTGGCAAAAACAGAAGAACCAGCCACAGCAGAGACACAACCAACAAAACCCCTGTTTGGAAATGATGAGAGCCGAATCAATGTCGTTAATAAAAACTACATGCTTCCTAATAAGCTAACACCTTTGACAAGCATTGATCAAGTCAACAAATTTCGAGCCGCCCTTGGCGTTGGAGATCCCTCTCCTGAACAGATTCAATACGCTCACCAACAAGCTACAGGAGCAATAGCTCCTCCGCAATCAGGAGCCGAAAAATTGAAAGCAAGAGTTCAACCACCGAAAAAAACGAACGAGGGGCTGACTCTCAGAGATTTCTTCTCCCTGTAATGCAACACCAAAAAGTTACAACGAAAAGTTCTCCTGTACACTCTATGTACTGTACTCTCTGTACTCTGTACTTCTTTTTAAGAAAACCTTTAAGAGAAATTCTTTACTGTTTCACTGTGGGGGATTATAAGGGGGACCGCAGGGAAAAGTCAACTTATTTTAACCAAAACGATTATTTATATGCAAACTGATTACATTCTACATTTGGACATGGACGGGGTAATTGCCGATTTTGATACTGCCTTTGAGTCAATTTCTGGCGGTGTGAGTTCCGAAGAGTATAAAAAACAGGGAAAGTCCGTATCTAAACTGTTTCTTTCCCAAGGGTCGAGTTTTTGGGAAAACTTGAACTGGGAGACGGGAGGACAGGAACTTCTGAATTTTTCCCTATCTAACTTCAAGGTAGTTCGGATTCTTTCTTCGGCTGGTACAGGGAAGGATTGGGCAAAATACAAGGAAGTTCAAGCTGGGAAAACTGCTTGGTTGAACACCCATGCTCCCCAACTTGAAAAGCGGAATGTCATTATTGTTGGATTCGCTAATCTTAAGGCACGTCACGCTGGTCCAGATCGGATTTTGGTGGATGACCATACTGTGAACATCAATTCATGGACCAAAGCGGGCGGCATCGGATTTCTTCATAACTCCAAGGATTGGAAACGTACTATTTCTGACCTTCAAGTTTATGCCAATTCCCCTGTGGAAGCCTGAGAAATAGTCGGAGTATTGTAAGAAGAACGTTATATTTATACGTATCGATCTATCGTGTACGTATGAATAAGCGACTTTCAGAAGCCATTGACACTGCCATTCAGGAAATCCTGAATGAAAATCCCGCCACCGTTAGAGACCAACGAGGCAGAGCGATTATGACCTGTGGAGATGGTCCAGCCGTAGCTTTCAAAGTTCGAGATGATCATGGAACGGTTCATATTGATTACAATGATAGGCGTACTGGTGGGGCCGCATGGCATGAGGGCATTAAAACTCGCTCTCCCGGTGATGAAGTTCTTCGAGGTAGGTTTTGGAACAGGGAAAAGATTGCTTCGTTTTATGAACCCGAAACCGTCGTCGAACCCTATAAGAAGCATATTGAAAAATTCTTTGAAGATTTAGGAGAAGACATTCACTCCTACACATGGGATTTCAATGATTCCTCGGAAGATAAGGGTTTGACTCAATGGAAAAGCTCCAATGCTTACAATGCTCCAAAGATTAAGATCCCACCAGAGATTCAAAAGAAAATCACGGCGTTACTTCCTCAATTTCATGTTTTGCCCGATGGTCCTGAAAGAAAGAAAATCAAACAAGAACTCGATGCCTTGTATAAAGAGGCGGGGATTGAGAACGAAAGGGAAGCCGAAGAGTTGGCTTACAAACAAGCAACTCTTGACGCAGGAATTCCTTATGAAAAAGGTGGTGGAGCGGGATTAGCGAGTTACCGTGGGCGACTTCCTGCCCGAGAAGGAACGCTTGCTGAAAATCCCGACACGATGAAGGATGGTTCAACGGGACAACAATTAACGGTTTACGATGGCCCGGCGATTTCCTTTTTTTGTATTGTTGATAAACCAGCGGGAAAGCATAAATGGTTTTATTATCGCAACGATCATGGGGCCGCATGGCACCAAGATATTCGTCGAAAGGCCACTCCTGAATTTCCAGATCCATGGGCAAGTAGTGAGCGATATCTTCGTGGACGTATGTGGACGGATCATCAGGTATGTTCATTTTATTCGAGGAAAGACGAATTTGAACCCATAGAGGTTTCTTTCGTTGAAGAACTTTTCCAACTCGTCGGTGAAGATATTCAACGATACAAATTTGAGTTTTACAATTCGGCTCGTGATGATGGGTTACAACCATGGATTGGCAAAGGAGGCATCGAAAAAAAGCC